CCCTTGGAAATTCTATTTAGGTAATCAATGGCTCGATCATAGCGCTCTTTTATGCGTTCGTAGATAATATCGGGATTAGACAATTGGCATACATACCATACGGCAACTGTTTTAACGTGTTGTATAATTAGTGCATTTCGCTCTGTTCCTTCTGCGTTAAAAATCAAATCGACATCGTAACGAGGTCGTCCATCCTGCCATTGTTTTAAATTATTTGGGGTTAAATAACTTCTTACTTCTTGCTCAGCAGTTGCAATTGCGGTTAATGCAATATCATTGTTTTGCTCCACAATTTGTTGTAATTGATATTCATAAATTGAGGTATAAAGTTCGGAGACTGTAATAAACATTTTTTAATTTTTATTAGGTTAAAATTTGTGACTTGTTTTGCTACCAAAAGCATATTTATTTTTTGAAATGTGGGTTGCAACGTTCACAACAGAAAACGCACCGTGTGTAGCATCGGGTCCGTCATCGTGTGCTTGACTTCCTTTTTCAAAAGCAAGGAATTGGTCGATTAATATTTGAATATCATTTTCAATAAAGTCTGGTAAATCAACTGAATTAAAAAAAACATTCATTCTCTCAAAATGTCCACTCAAACTTTCAATACGGTCGTATTTATCAGCTTTACTTCTTTTGTCTGCCGTTACTGGAATATAGTATCCTCTCTTTTCACCTTCGGCATCAAAATCAGAAACAAACTCATCCATTGCAAAAAGTCCTTCAATCAAATAACGTATATTGATATTTTCTAATCCGAAAGTTTCATAAACATCATACAACCATTTAGCGGCGTGAGCTCGGCTTTTTTGTTGCAAATAAGCCAATAAAATATGAAACTCCTTTCCTGTTTTACCTACCAAAACAAGGGCTTTATAATCGGCATTTGCTTTGTAGCTTAAATCTCCATAAAAGCATAAGGCATTATACTTTTGAAGACTTGATATGTCAAGATTCATTTTTTTGCGCTGAATGTTCTCGTATTTAAAAATAGCACCATCTTCAATATGCACATGCATATACTCACGCATAAAAGAGCGATAAGGCATTGTGCTAAATTTTTTTCGCCAATAATCCGCACTTGTTTTTTCAATCCATTCGGGCTGAAAATTTTTAGTGTCTTTTACGGCACAAACCGTTAAAACTTCAAACTTAATATCGTTTTGCTCTTTGTTTTCTTTTTGTTTTTTTATAACTTCTTTAAAGTAAATTTTAAGTCGGTTTGTGATACTATTTTTGTTGAAGTTATTGTTTGCATACACAAAGCGTTCGGTGGCATCGTCATCAGAATCAAAACAACCCCAAATATCTTCTGTAATAAAGTCGATTGCTTCACGCATCATTCTATCGTTGTTTACGTGGCGTTTGTCGTCCACGTCATCAACTGCAATATAGTCTGGGCGTTCGGATTGTTCCCTCGCTCCACGTGGATTTTGTCCAAAACCCAAACACATAAATTTTACACCATCAGAGGTTGTAAAGTCTCCATCTGCCCAATTGCCCTGTTGGAACTTTTCGCCATAATCATTTTTCAAACGATTATTAAATTGAAGCTGTCCCTGTATACCTGATAATAACCTTTTTGCCTTTGGCTCAGTTTCTCCAACCAAAAGCATAAATTTTAAATCGTGCATTACCAAATATAGAAATAAAGGGATGCCCATATCTATATGCACAGATTTCCCTGCGGAGCGAAACATCTCTCCCAAAAAGCGAAGCCGTTTATTATTGATTATGGTATTTGCCATTTTGGTATGAAACCAACCGCACTTTTTTTTTGCATAATTTGGGAAGTAGTATTCAAACCACTTTACATAACTTTTTTCTATTTCTTTTATTCTATCGGCTTTTTGTTTTGCCGTTTCGTGAATATCAATAGATGTTGCTTGTGCAATGCGCAAACAATGTTTATCGTAGTCTAATAAAAGTTTTAAATATTTATTGTTCATTAGTTTTCAAGACTTATCCTGTGTTGTAAAAATTGTTTATGAAATGAGGTACACTTAGCGGCAAAATCGGAATCAATTTGAGATATGAATAAATCTAAATCTTTAAGGATTTTATGCACCACAATAGGATCAGAATTTTTATCACATTTGTCTAGTGCCGACATTAATTTTGAGATACCATCTGCCGGAAGTTTTGGTGTACCTCCACTAGTTACGTTCAATAGTTCCTGTTGTAGTAACTGTTTTATTTTGGTTGGAGATGCGTGAAAATTATATCGTTTCTCGTCCCAATCGTATTTTTTTGCCCACTCTCCAATTGTAGCTGGGCGGACACCGTATAATTCCGAAACCTCGGCATTTGTTGCCTCAAAGTTTTCTATATAATAAGCCTCAGCTTTTTGCCGAATTGCATCTTTTGACCTTGCCATTTCTTTGAATTTTATAAGCAAAGGTCAATCTATTATATGAATTTCAAAAAATACCAATAAGCGTTTGGTAACATCTATTAAAACATTGTTTGAAAGTGTTTAAAGTTTGAACACTTTTTTTTTTAATACAAAAAACCGACCAAAATTTGCAATCTCAAAAAGAAAAATAGTAAATCAAAATTATGCCAAAACCTTTTGTTTTTAACGACCAAAACCAAACCAATAGTTACGGATTTAAAATCCTAACTTCTGGCATCAGTCTAAAACGATTTAACAAGAATCCAATTATGTTAAACCAACATTGGAACTCTACCGAATCAGTACTGGGTAAATGGACAAACATTAGAGTAGAAAACGATTTACTTTTAGGAGAGCCTGTTTTTGATATTGAAGATGCCGAAGCCTTAAAAGTTTCGGGCAAAGTAGAACGAGAGTTTATTAACTCGTGTTCAATGGGTATTACATTTAATCGTGAGGATTTAAAAATTATTGGTACAGAACTGATAATGGAAAAGTGCGAACTATATGAATGTTCCATTGTAGCTGTGCCTTCGAATGCAAATTCGATACGACTTTATTCCAAAAGCGGAACGCTCCTAAAAGATGACGAAGTAAAGCAATTGTGTTTATCGCTACAACCTGAGGTTTTGGAAAATCAAGAATTACAACTAAATCCAATCAATATGAAAAAAATCTTATTATCAGTAGCCTCACTCGTGGCACTAAATTTTGATAAATCAACTCCCGAAGTGGACGTCGAAAAAGTCGAGGAGGCTATTTTGGCTTTATCAAAAGAAAACGCAACACTTAAGTCTAAGGTGTTGTTACTCGAATCCGAAAAAGAATCGGCAAAAGAAACGGTAATTGTCGAAATGATAAATCTTGCCGTAACGGAGGGCAGAATCCCTGCCACCAAAAAAGATGATTTTGTAAACCTTGCAAAAGCCAATTTTGAACTTGCGAAAGCAACAATTGAGGCCATACCTGCAAAAAAAACACTTTCAGGTGATATAAGCAATCCTGCGGGTTCGACTGAAATGACAAAAGAGGATTTCCAAAAATTAAGTTTCTCGGCACAATTGGAATTTAAAACCAATAATCCAACTGAGTACAAAAAAATGTTTAACTAAATAAAAAAAAGATATGCCAGCAAATTTTGCAGATGTATGGTTAGATAGAGTTAGAAATAACATAACTAACGCTGACCAAGCCCCGTTTCTAGACGGAATAGCTGAAATGGATGTAGATGTTTCTCAAATGGGTGAAGGCACCATTACAGAAAGTAATGTCATCCACGTGCCAACGAGTGAGTTTGCACCTGATATTTTGATTAACAACACTACTTATCCTATTGCTTTACAAGCCTATACAGATAATGAGGTTATTATCAAATTGGATAAGTTTCAAACCAAAGTAGTAACGCTAACAGATGACCAAGTTATGGGTGCATCTTATGACAGAATTGACAATGCCACTCGTAAAACAGTACAAAAGTTGACTTCTGAAAAATTCACAAAGGCAATTCACGCTATTGCTCCTACATCAAACACGGCAAATACACCCGTAATTGCCACAACAGGTACGGCAGATGCCACAGGTAGATTGCGATTGGTTTATAATGATTTGGTAAACTTGAAAAACCAATTTGACAAAATCAAAACACCTTTAACAGGCAGACGTTTGGTTTTGTGTGCAGACCACTATAACGATTTGTTATTGGACAGAGCCAACTTTGGAGACCAATTAGTGAACTATGTTAGAGGACAAGTTGCACCTGTTATTGCAGGGTTTGAAATTTATCAGTACGAAGTAATGCCGACCTATACCTCAGGTACAAAAAAGGCTTATGGAGCCATCCCTGTTGCGGGCGATAAGACTGCTTCGGTTGCATTTCTTGTGGATAACATCGCAAAGAAAACAGGAACTACAAAACAGTATTTTACTGCCGCCAAAGACAATCCAACCACTCAAACAAATCAATTGGCATACCGTCATTATTTTATTGCGGTGCCATTTAGAGCTGAAATGATTGGAGCAATTATATAAATCCCACCACAAAACCCCGAAGTAGGAAATTAAAAAATATTCAAAATGCAAGACTTTATTTTACCAATACTTTCAACGTTAGCAACAGCTTTAATCACTTGGTTTTTTGCTAGACGAAAAAACAATGCCGATGCCAAATCTGCTGAAATTGATAACGAAGTAAAATCGGCATCTTTCTATCAAAATTTACTTGATGATTCTAAAAAACGGCTAGACGAATGTTTGGAAGTTATCGAAAATCAAAACAAAAGAATTAGTGAAAGAGATAAAATAATTGAAAGTCAAGACGCAGAAAAGCGTTTGCTACAGCAACACATCAAGGAATTGATGGATTCAAATGAAACTCTAATTACGGAGTTAAAAAAGTTCAGACAGTTAAACGGTAAAAGTAATAATTAATTATGAGAAATATAAAGTATATAGCCGTGCATTGCACCGCCACAGCCCAAACGGCAAAAATCGAAGCAATTCAAAATTACTGGCGTGAACATCTAGGATGGACAATGCCCGGCTACCACTTTATTGTCAAGGCAGATGGTACTGCCGTTAATTTGTTGCCAATAGAACAAGTTTCTAATGGTGTCAAAGATTATAACTCTGTATCAATAAACATTAGCTATATTGGCGGTATTGATAAAAACGGAGTGCCAAAAGACACAAGAACGCCACAGCAAAAGGCAACGCTTTTGGAACTTTTGAAAAAGTATAAAAAGCAGTTTCCAAATGCTATAATTCAAGGACATCGTGACTTTCCAAACGTAAAAAAAGCGTGTCCGAGCTTTGACGCAAAAAAAGAATATCAAAATTTATAAACCATTTAAAGACAGTTTAAAACAATGAAAAAATTATTAATGTTGTTGTTTTTGTTTGTTTTGGTAGGAACATTAGTCGGTTGCAAAACCGCTAATGTTCTCCCGCCAACAATAATTGAAAAAACGAACACAATTAGAACCAAGGAAGTGGTACACGATACCGTTTTTGAAACAAAAAAAGATAGTAGCTATTACAAAGCGTGGCTAGAATGCCAAAACGGAAAGGTAGTCGTTAAGAAGCCAAAAGTAGAAACCAAAAAAGGCAACTACTTACACCCTCCAAACGTTAATATTAAGGACAACATTTTAACCGTTGATTGTGAGGCAGAAGCCCAAAAAATGTATGCCAAATGGAAAGACACTTATATACTCGAAAGTAGGCAAAACAATACATCAAAACCTGTATTAATTGAAAGGCAACTTACTTGGTGGCAAAAATTCCAAATCTGGTGTGGCAGGATTTTTTTAATAGTAGTAGTACTTTTATTAGGCATCAAAATTTTATTAAAATTTTATAAACCAACTTAGTTATGAAAAACCCAATTTTTGAAGCAAATCCGAGCTTGGATTGTTATTTTGAAACGTCTGACGGTTCGTGCTTTTTTACAGAAAATGCTGCTGAATCTCACGCACAAACCTTAAAGAATAAAAAAGTAAAATCAGTGTATGCAGAAACTACTTCAACAGATGCAGTTACAGAAAATGTAGAAACTACATCAAAAGTCGCAGTTGTAGAACCCGAAAAACAAACCAAAAAATGAATACCGTAACATTTAACAGACAAGGTGGTGGCTTAGGCAAAAGATTGCCGGGCGAAGACCACATAAGCGGTTTGATTGTTTATGGTCAGCCAACTCTTAACAAAGTCTTATTGATAGAAACCGAAGATTTGGATAGACTTGATATAACTACGGTTACACATCCTGTTTTGCATTATCACGTTTCAGAATATTTTAGAATTAACCCTGGTGCAAAATTATATATTGTTTCAAACCCCGTAAACAATGCACAATTTACTGAAATAAAACAATTACAACAATTTGCAGAAGGCAAATTAAGACAAGTCGGGATTGTAGATTTAATAACATCATTTGCCGATTTGGCTACTAATGCAGTTACCATTGAAGATAGACTTAATGAATTAGCAACGGCAAATATGCCACTTAGTGCAGTTCTATCTATTCATTCTATTACTTCGGCAAACCTTTTGGCATTACCAAATTTGCACAGTTTTAATTGTGAAAGATTAAGTGTTTGTATTGGACAAGATGGTTCGGGTCGTGGAAATTATTTAACTGCGGTAGTGGGCAAAAGGGTTGGTATTGTTGGAGCTTGTTTGGGTGCAATTTCGAGAGCGAAAGTACACGAAAGTATTGCTTGGGTTGAAAAACAAAACCTTGTTACACTCGCATATCCAAAGGCACAAACAGGCAATACAATTGTTGCTCGTGAATTAGATGTAACGGCATTTATAGACGGTACTTTGCTTGGCGATTTAACGCCTGCCCAAATTCAATCTATCAATGACAAAGGCTATATCTTCCCAATAAAACATATTGGCTATTCTGGTACTTTTTTTAATGATAGCTTTAGTGCAACCGCATTAGATAACGATTTTTCTAATATCGAAAACAATCGAGCTATTGACAAAGCACAGCGTGGAGTTTACGTTAAGTTGTTGCCTAAAATTTCTGGGCCTATTTATGTAAATCCCGATACAGGCGAGATAAGTGCAGACACCATCGCCTCGTTAGAAGCCATAGGTTCTATTCCGTTGGAACAGATGGAGCGTGATGGAGAGTTGAGCGGATTTAAAATTTTTATTAACCCAAATCAAGATGTGTTAAGCACCTCAAAATTAACAGTTACTTTGAAAATTGTACCTGTTGGAGTTTTGAGAGAAATAACAGTTAATCTTGGATTTGCATTAAGCGTATAGTTATGGATTTTACACCTTTAATTAATGGTCGT